AGACCGCAGCCACCACCACACCGCCGTGGACACGGCGGAATGATTATAGGCCACTCTACTATTACCAGCTTTGTAGTAGTCGTACTGCTTCTGACTGTTCTGCTCATACTGGTTGGCCCAATACCTGGTTCCAAAAACCTCAAACTCGGCCAGCAGGAACAGATAATCTGCGGTCGCTGTCACATTGCCGGAACTGTTGCTGCCACCGCCAGTATTATCCGTGTACTTAGTCACAGTCTTCATCACGGCAAGCAAATCGGACGGCAACGCTGCCATCAGACTGTTCTCCAACGTGCTGTCCGGGGTATTGCTGTTGCCCAAAAGGGTTTTCCTCATGTACGATCCATTCCAACCGCCACTGTTGGAGTCACTGGAATTCATGTGGAACATTGCCGAGCTGCCGGAGCCATTGTACTGGCTGTCGCAAAGAGCAACGGCCTTCCCGCTGACTTTGCCAATCTGGAAGTGGATGCGGTTGCTTCCCTCTTTACTGGAGTTGTGGTTGAAGCCCAGGATGAAAACATCGACATTGAAGTTGGAGAACGTATAGGCTCCGACCTTGCCATTAAGAGTGATTCTCTTGGTGTCGCCTACAGACCAATAGTTTGCACCCTGACCAGCATCGCTGACGGCCTTGATGACTGCCCAACTGTTGCTGCTGAGCGTTTTGGACACCAGCGTAACGGCCACCGTGAACGTCTTGCTGGACGGTGCAGTATAGTTGGTATCTGCACCCACATTGACCGTAATAGTGGCACTGCCGGTCGCCTTTGCGGTCACCGTGATGGTGGTGCCGGAAACACTTACCGTTGCAATGTTAGTACTGCCAGAGGATGCGGTCACCGTACCGCTGCCAGGCCGCGTAACAGTGATGGTGCCAGAGGTTTTCGGGTAGGTCAGGCTCAGACTGCTTGCGGACAGCGTAATACTGCCGGTCGCCTTGCCGATCGTCCACGAAGCGCTCTTGGCCGTAGTCGTCCCATCCGACCACTTATAATTGGAAGTCGGGGTAAAGGTGGCGCTGTAGCTGCCAGCGTTGGTTGCGCTGCTCGTGCCGCCGATCGTCAGCTGAGAACTGTTATAGTTGCTCCACGACGGGGACTGCGCCGAGCCATTATAGGTCACGCTGCCGGTCTGTGTCGGCACATTCTTGACCGCGGCTCGGCCAATCGTCCACGACACACTCTTGGCTTCCTGCGTGCCGTCCGTCCAGACATACTTGCCGATGGGCGTAAACGTGGCCGTATAGGTGCCAGCATTGATGCCGGAGGTCACGCCCCCGATCGTCATCATGCTGCTGTCATAGCCTTTCCATGTGGGACTCTGGGTGGAGCCGGTATAGGTCAGGCTCCCGCTCTGGGCGGGCACGGCCTGAATCGTCAGGGTCAGCACAGAAAGCGCATCAATGGCTTCCTGCACATTCGCCGCCGAAATGCCGGACTTGCTGTTGTCGTAGGAAATATCTGCCGCAGTGCCGCCGGACGAACCGCCGCCACCGCCAGCATTAAAAGGACCCCATGCCATAAGATTAACCCTCCTTTGCCGCTGTTGCGGCCGTGATGATGTGGTACTGCGCCGAAATCGTAGCTGTTGGCACCGATGCCGCACGAAGCCGGAGGATGCCGGCACGGCTTTCGGTCGCAACAAAATTTGCCGCTCGTGCCACTGCGCTACTGGACGGGGCAACATCCACCGCCACATAGTCAGCCGCCGTTAAGCCGCTGATTGCAATGTCGATGTAGTTCGTATAGCCGGGAACACTGCTGTCAGTTTTCCAGCCAGTTGCAGGGATAGAAAAAGAAACGAACTCCGTTTTATCCGCTTTTACTCCATCCATTTCATCCAAAGCAGCGGCCGCGGCATCAGCCACCTGTGCCGCCCGATCTTTTGACTTCTGGGACACAGCCCGAAGCTGGGAAAGGGTCGTGAGCTTTTCGCTCAATAGGATCACCTCCCGAAAAAAGGAAGCGGCGGGACATCCCCGCCGCTATCCATGCTTATGAACTTACTCGCCGTATACCTCGGCCAGCATTTCAGAAACCTCGCTGTCGGTGGCAATGATCATGCCATCCAGCTTGCTCTTGTCGGCAGCGGCCATCAGACCGTCAGCTGCGGCACTAGCCTTGCCATAGGTGGTATCCTGCGCAGGGATACCCAGATTGGTGATGTCATCCTTGGTCACAGGAGTGGTGGCGGTCACATGGCCCTCTTCATCCACGGTGGTCTTGTACAAGCCGCTGGCAGCAGCGGTGTGGGTGGGATGGACATACTTGTTTGCGCCAGCCGCAATGCCGTTCAGCTTATCCTTGAGGGCCGCAGTGAAGTTCTCGTCAGACAGGCCCTTGCCTGCTTCCTTTTCAACATAACCGGACAGGTCAACGAAACCAGCCAGCACATCGTACTTATAGGCATCGCCGACCTTGACCACCACGACATTGGTGCCCTTGGGATATTTGTTGCCCGCGCCCTCAACAAAGTTGGCGGTAGTAGTGAAAGCATCGGTGACATTGTACACATTGCCCAGAATGCTCTCAGACAGAGAGGGCAGTTCAGCAAAGGCTACAGAGCCAGCAGGCTTATAGACAGCGCTGATCTTGGCGTTGATCTCATCCTTGGTGTAGGCATTGGTAATGCCGTAACCGTCCAGAGTAGTTGCCTTGTCAGCCTTGCCCTCCAGAACAGCAGCCAGCGCGTCATCGAGGTCAGACTGAGAAACCTTTGCCTTGAAAGCCAGAGCGGCCAGACCCTTGATGGCGACATCAGCACCGTTCACGGAAACGCTGCCATTCTTGGAGCCAGTGGCGATCAGGATGTCAACCATCTTATTGGCAATAGCCAGCGCAGTGCCGTTCACCTTGACACCCTCAAGGACGTTGGCCTGAGAGCCAACATTCTCCAGAGTATCAACACGCGCCGCCAGAGCATCGGCGACCTCTTTCTGCTTGGTACCCAGTGCCTTCAGGTCAGCCAGTTTTGCCAGATGTTTCTCATTGTAAGCCATAGTAGTTTTCCTCCTAAATTTTCTGTGATTTACTCACCATAAATTTCTTTCAGCATTTCGGAAGTATCATCCGAAGTTGCAATCTGATCTTCGGACACCTTTGCATTGGCCGAAATCGTGCCGTCTTCGGTCACTTCGATTCCGTTACCAATCTTAACGTGTCCCAGCTGTTCGCGGGTCGCAACGGTCAAGTCACTCTCTCCACCCCCTCCCTTGCCAAACAGAATGATGCAAGTGGAAATGTCTGCGGCGGGGATTTCCTTGGAGTAGAACTTCACCACTCCATCCCCGGTTTCGCATCCGTTCACGACACCCGCATCTTCGGCAATATGAAAACTTCCCAGCAGAGGTGCGCCGCTCGGAATGAGGGCGCTCGTACTGTCGGGAAGTTCTGCGGTATAGATATAGCTGTAGTCCGGGCTTTCTTCATCAGCCTGTTCCCAGCCCGATGCAGCCAACGTCAGAAAGTATGTACCGTAGTACCCACCGCTGCCATGTTCCGCAATCTCCTTGCGAATCATAGTCTCAACAGTCTTCTGATCCATGATCTGACCGGACTCCTCCAGCTTCTTCATGGCGGAACCCACTGCATCCATGATGATGCCGGCATGAGCTTCCGGGTCTTCATTGTGCCGCTGGAGCAGGTCATTTACTGCCGCCACCGTTGCAATGGCTTCCGGGTCGATTGCCGCCGTCACGGTATCAACATCACCAACAGCGGCGATCAGATCAATGGTAGCCAGCTTGCCCACAATCGAACTTGCCGGGCGGATCCATTCAGGTTCATTTTCCAGCACGAGATAGGTATAAGGGACTTCGCCCTCATCGGGGTCTTCTGCATAAAGGACAACCGCCGTGCAGTAGAAGCCCTTGTCCACATTTGCCGAGTTGATCTGCACCGTGACCTGGCACTCACCATCCACCGGGTTGGTGATGCCCGCAATCACGGCATCCATGACATAATCGGCAGGCTCCGTCATGGTTTTCGGGGTCTTGTCGTCCGGGATATTGCCCTTGCCCACGGCCACCCGCGTGTATTTCATCGCACAGCGGCCAGCAAGAACCTTTGCGATCAGGGCAATGCCGGCGGCAGACCCATAGCTGCCGTCTTCATATTTCGCCATAAGCTCTCTCCTTAATCAATTCTTCTGGGCTTGAGGTGTGTATGGTAAACAGCGCCACGCACGCCCTCATGCGCCATGGTGGCCGTCTGCACAGTGTCAGGGTATACGCCCTCGATCACAGGCGGCAGATAGGTTCCTCTTGATGTTTCAAAGCGGCTTTCAAACAGCCGGTCTTTTCCAACAATCGGCGGATAGAAATCAGCTTCGGTAAAGCCGCCGTGGCCGATTTTGAAATCTGCCCGGCTGCTGCGGTCCTGTGAAACGGGAGGAAGCCAGCGAACCACATTTACCATCGCGCCGTGACCAATGTTCAGGTCATAGCGGTATGTACGGTAGGTCCGCAGATACAGGCGTAGGCCAACACCGGCGGTCAGAATACGCTTGAGGGCAACTGCAATCTGATCTATCAGCGCCAGCCGTTCCTCAGAAAGCAAGCTCTGATCCACATACAGTGCGACCTTTGCAGGGTACACGTCCTGCAACTCGATATCCGAAAACTGAACACCCAGCAGCTCCCCCGCTGCCCGGATGACGGTATCGCCATCGCCGCCGGAAAGCTGTGCCAGCATCTTGACCCGGATTAAAATTCGGTAGAGGGCATCACTTGCTGCACCGCGCTGTACACCAAAGTTGGCTCCATAGCGGTCAAGGACTGCGCCCTCAGCATTTTCAAGGTCATCCCACAGCCGAACCAGTTCGGCATTTTTATGGATGACCTCAAAGCCATCTGCCAGCAGGGAAAACAGTTTTCCGATGTTCGTTTCCAGCTTACGGTTTTTTCGGACATTCTGTAGATCCCGGTGGGTATAGGGGTCTGTCAGTATTTCCAGCATCTTTTCAAGATAGCCGTATTCACGCATCGATGGTCACCATCCCATCATCCGTGACAACCTTGGAGCGGCTATCCACCGGGATGTTATCCGCCTGAAGATTTTCCGCATCCGTACCGATCAGTACATCGAAATCCAAAACACCGGGAACCTTGTACAGCACCGCCGGAAGCCGCTGGTGATACAAAGTTTCGCCGATGCTCACCCCGCCGCTTTCGTTGTCGCCGATGTATGCGACAATAGCCGCTCTGAGCTGGTCTACTCCATCATGGGGGAAGTCCCCGCTGGTAGACAGCCCGACCACTTTCACATAGACAGGTACCGGGTGCGGCCGGTTGAAGTGAATTGCCTTTGTTGCTCCGGAAGCGGTGATAACCTCAACCACTTTCTGGCCGGTCGTCTGTATGCCGGCACCCAGTTCTTTGTAAATGATCTGCGCAATGTCGCTGTCCAGACCGCCGTAAACAACAGCTTCAATGCTGTGCGGCGGCAGGCCGTAGTCATCCACATCATCAGTATCATTTTCAAACACCTTTGCTTCCATGATGCCATCAACATTCTGGAGCAGGGCGGCACGGATGCTGTCCGCATTCACGCCGCCGGCATAGTCCACGCTGGCATAGTAGCGGTCGCGGAATTCTTCATCCGTTTCCCGTTCTCTACCGCCAGTAAACGCCGCCGGGTTTGTTACAGCCGTAATACCGGCTACCGAGCCGGGGTTTGTGATGGTGGTGATCGTATCCGCCGCCACATTACCATCCGGGCCAGTGCTTGTGCAGCGGAACGGCACCATGACCGTACCCTCTGCACCAATTTCAGTATCCGAAACAGCAAAGAACTGGATGCCGGCCGCAGTTTCAACCAGCCATCCCGCCGGTACTATGACCCCCGGCGGGCCAGTCACCATGATATAGCCGCTGGCTTTCTGGGCAGACAGCACACGTAGGCCGATGGCTCTACCGAGGTTCAGCAGCGAGGTGCCAACCGCTGTGTCCACAAAGCGGCTGTTGTAGACATCTTCCAGCACAGAGAACAGGATATTGAGTATCCATGCAAAAATGCGCAGGAACAGGCCGAGAGGGCTTCTGACGGTCAGGTTCGCCGTTGCCCCAAACAATTCCCTCGATTTATGCTCCAGAGCATCCAGCAGTTCATTGTATGTCGGGCGGCGGAAACCAGCTGAGGTCAGGCCCCATCCGTATTCATCCACCAGTGTTCACCTCCACTCTGATTGTTTCGCCATTGTACAGGACACCCGAAAATTCCACACCGAGCGCCCGGCCATCGGCCGTCATGGAAAGAGAACTGATTTCCTGCACATACGGTTCCTGAAAAATGCTCGACCGCACAACGCTGTCCGCTTCATCCACCGCTTCACTGCGGGGCTGCTGCACAACACGTTCCCAGTCGGTTCCATGATCGGTATTGAGTGGAAATTCGCCTTTCCATGTCAGAAGATTGTTTCTGACGTTTTGCGCGATCGCTTCTGCATCCTCACGGATCATCAGCATCCCATTGGCATCAAAGCACAAATCTCCTGTTTGAGGATCCAATGCCAGAACAGTAATGTTTGCCATTCTTCCCCTCCTCAGGGCAGCGGGGCCGACGTGTTGCCGTTCCTGCTGTCCGTGTGTTTGTGGTTAACAAGGCTTATCGTTTTGGCGATCACGTCATCCCGGACTTTAACTTTGCCCTGAACTTCCACATCGCCCTTGATTTCCACCTTGTCCTGTTTCACTGCCACATAGATCCCGCCGCCCTCGGTCGCCATCACAAGGCAGTTGTCCGGCAGTCCAGACAGCGGGTTAGATGCCGGCACAAATGCACCGATAAAAACGGCATCTTCATCAGAGTGGTTGCGTTCCGTGTTCGGCTCGCTTTCTTCTCCAGATGCCGCAATGCGGTCAATATCGTGGTCGATATAGAGCAGCACCCCAACATCCCCCGCTTTGTAGCAGGGGCGCAGGACAAAGCCGCCGCCCCGAACCAGCGCGACCGGGACAGACAAAATCTGCGGCTGGGTACGATACACGCCGGCATCCAGTGCTTTGGAAAGCGGCTGCACATCAACCCGCATGGCCGCAGGGTCAAATTTTTCCACCCGGCACAAGGCTCCAACGCGGACATTGGCCGCCTGTTCACGGCGCTCCTGATCTCTCAGGTCATATTCTCTTTTGCCGTTCATACAGGCTTCACCTCAATCGTTGTTTTCCAGTCGCCATCCGGGCATCCTGTATGCTGACCGCCTTTGATAAGGTGGTTTCCATTCAGAGTATCCGACTTTATTTTCACCACATCCGCCGGGGCCAGATGGTAGTTCAGCAGGCATTCCCGCTTATAGGTAACCTCCTGCTTTTCTTTTCCATCCTTGACGGTCGTTTGGCGGGTTGTTGTTTCGGTGCGGTCCGTGGCTTCCGCTGCCTGTAACAGCCCCGACTCAGCACTGAGGACGTATCCTGTTTTCGTGCCTGTTTTGGGGTCATTGATGGTAACAATGCCGTTTCTTATGAGGAAGCGGCTCTTACAGTCAGAGGTGACGATCTCCGTCAGGACATTTTTCACCTTGCCCTTGCAGACCTTGCCGCGAGGGTATTCTTTATCCACCGCCAGCTCCATCGTTCCAACCTCAAGCCCAAAAATGTTGAGCAGGTCTTTTACAATGGCACTGGCCTTGCTCCCGGCGGTGTAGGTCTTGTTGACCTCTTTCGAGAGCCATTCTTCCAGAGCTTCAGCGGCCGCAATGGTGGTAATGACCTCTGTGCCGCTATGCTTGTCCGAAACCTGTGAAACTTTCCCGGTGAATATAGCACCTATGTCCCCCTCATATCCTGCATTGAGGATAATCGGCATTCCTTTTTTGATGCTGTTGCGAGTGGCCGGAGATAGGTTGTAGGCTTCGATGGTCGCTGTTCCCAGTTTTTCGCTGTCCTCAAATGGCACCGTAAACTTGAAATAGAGATCATCCATGCCAAACCGCTTCGACCCTATTTGCAAGGTCGCTTGACGCTTCCAAAACTTCACGCTGCATTCCTTTCCCAGAGGTACAACCGAACTTCTTTGCCGAAATTTTCAAATGTGACCTCCGAAATATCGTCGCCGGTCAGGCACAGCGGCATAATGACCGGCACCGGGAAGCGCTCATCCTCCACGCTGTTGAACAGCGGTCGGCCATATCTCACAATATCACCGTACACCAGCACTTCACCTGTGCTGGCAATCGACAGATCTACCGTAAAGAAACCGCCTACCTCATTGTAGCGGATGCTGAATGCAAACGTCCTGTCGCCCAGCTTGACGGAGAACGTATAAGGCACCTTTGACGTGTCAACATCAATATAGCTGACCTCATTTCCGAGGTCGATGAGTTTCAACCCCTCCATAGCTTCACTCCTTTACGCGGCGCTGTAGGCCCTTGTCGTGCGGCCAGACGGCCCGCTGCTGCTTGCCGCCTTGTTCGCATAGCTGTTGACATAAGAGGAATACGCGCTGGAGGAAATAGTCTGGGACACCGTTGTATGCAGACCATCGGCCGTAGTCGATTTTGTCTGCGACTTGCTGACCTTTTTTGAAGCGTTGGCATCCTGTGCGGACATCATCTGCTCACCGCTTGCCACATACTCTGCGGATACCCGGTTGATGACCTTGAGGCTTACGGTGAACTTTGAGCCGTTTTTATTGTCAGCGCTTATGTCGGATTTGAACGAGGTTATAACGCAGTCAGAGATCCGGGTGCGCCCGGTATACTCAACCACATCTTTTTCTTTCCACATTCTTTCCAGAATATCGGACTGATCTTCGTCAAGAAAAACACCCGTAATGGAAAAGACCACCGGATCATTGATAACATGGTCGTTGATGTCGGAACCCTTTTCCACCGGGTTTGACGTAACCTTGCTGCTGCGCTGGACGCTTTCCGTTACGACTACGCCGGTCTTTTCAGCGTCAAGGCGGACCGTCCCGCACTTTTCGCCTGTAATGGTGTATGCCACAAAATCACCCCCTACTGTGCATACGCTCCCTGCAGGGTGCGCTCGTGATATTCTTCCTCTTTCTTCTCCTGCCAGAAATCTTCCATCGCCTGTTTTACCCGGCGGACGATTTCTTCAGCATCGGCTTTTGTGGTTTCCCCGCCCAGCGTGATGCTGATGGTCGGAGAGAAAGTAGAATGATCCTCATAGGTTACGCTGGAACTGCTGGTAGAGTTGTTGATAATTTCATCTGTCTTGTCGGCCGGGATAATTGCGGTGCCGGACGGCAGATATGCCATTTCGCCGCCGCGCTCATTGATGTGTGTCCAGCCGCCCTCAAAATCATCTGTGCCATCAGCATTGTGCGGAATGTTCGCACTGCTGCTCAGATTGATATTGATGCCGCTGACAGCATCAGCCGCAGACAAAATTTTCTGGATAGACCCGATGATGTTTTCTGCGCCCTCGGATGCCGCCTTTTCCATGCGGTCCCAAGCATTTTCTGCATCAAGGGTCATGCTCGCATAGGCAGTCTCTGCATCCTCTGCCATCTGCCCGTAATTCTCGTTGGAGATTTCGCGGGCAGCGGTTGCTGCCTTAGAAACAGCTTCCTGCGCTTGCTGGGAAGCCTGTGAAACGCTGGAGGAATACTCCGACGTGTCAACCGCCAGCGAGGTTTCCGTGCCAGCAGCACCGTCCAAATCGCTGACAGCGCCGGTTAGTTCCTGCACGGCATCGGTGCTGTCCTTTGCCCCGCCGAACAGCCCGCTGAACCAATCGACCACTGCACTCACGCCGCTGGTGAAAAATCCGAGCAAATCACTTACCCAGCCCACCACAACGCCGAGTGCATCGGCGATTACCCCCAGCACCGGCGAAATGTAGTCCAGCACCGGCACGACCACGCCGGACAGCACAGAACCCGCCGCTTCGATGAGCGGGGTCACCACCGGCAGGATATTTTCTACGATTTGCAGGCCGAGCCGAATTATCGGCTGTAGTGCCTGAATCACAACTTGCAAAATATCGGTCAGCGGCGGGATGATCGACCCGGCCAGCGTCGATACCAACGAGCCGAACACAGGGAGAATGTCCGTCAGGAGCGGCATAAACGCATCTGCGAGAGGGCCAACCATATCCGCCGCTGACCCAAGAGCCATACCGAGGACAGGGAGTAGATCCTCGGCCAGTTCTTGCAACACAGGCATCAGGGGCTGAACCACACGATAGTTCAGCTCATCGAAAATATCTCTTAAAGGCGGAAGCGCATTCGCCGCCAACTCGCTGATAATTCCAGCCAGCGGCGGCAAAATTTCCTGTGCCAGATCTCCGATGATGCTCAGGACTGGCCCAGCTGCATCAAACAGAGTTCCCAGCGTGGAAATCAGGGATGGAAGAATGCTCTGTGCCAGATTGGAAATGACCGGCGCCGCGGCGCTCATCCCATCTGCCAGAATTCCAACAAATTCAAGTAGTGTCGGCTCCAGTTCCGGCCATTCATCCAGAAAAACGCCGACCATATCTTCCAGCGCCGGGGAAAATTTTTCTCCGGCATCGGCCATGAAGTCAGCCATTTCGCCTTTCAGCGATTTGATGGAGTTCGTCAAACCGCCGGTCTGCTCGACCGCGGCTTTCTGAATGTCGCCGCTCTGCTCCAGTATGGCATTGAGCCTGACCTGAGCCATTGCGGCATCATCCAGAGCATCAATATTGGTGCCAAGCCCAAGAGCTGCGGCGCTGTTCTTCAAGGCCGTTTTGTCGAGGACAATCCCGTACTCATTCAGAGCATCGGTGCTGCCACCGATCGCGCTCTGGATGAGCGACAGCGCTTCCGAATCGTCCATGCTGAACGCATTACCAAAGTCATACGCCAGCGAGGTTGTCATTTCAGAGAGGTTTTCGGCCGCAGCAGCCGTAATGCCTAACTCGTTATACATGGCCTTGTTGGAGACCATGAAACTCTGGACTTCGGCAGTACTCCGATGCACTGCGTCAGCGTAGTTATCCGCCCATGCGGCCGCTTCCTCGGAAAAAGAGCGGCCAAATTTCTTTGAAGTGCTTTCGGCATCAGAGAATGCGCTCACCGCCGCCGCACCAAACTGCTTGAGCAGTTCGATGCCGCTTTTTATGGCTTCAAAGCCAACAAAAGCCTTGACCACCCCGGATATAGCTTCTTTGATTTGGTTGCCGGCATCTTCCCCGGTGGCACCCATTTCCGCAAGATGATCTCCGGCATCGTCCGCGCCGTCTGCGGTTTCATCCTCAGATTTCTTTGCCCGGCGAAGTGCGGACACCAGCCCACTGCGGATGATTTTAATGGGGTGCTGGAATGCCTTGCTGATGTTTTTCGCATTTCGGACCATGTTGTTGGCGAAAATTTCTGCCCGTTTCTTGGTAAAATCCATCGCCCCGGTCACGCCAGTCCGAAAAGACTTCGCAATGCTCTGGCCGGAATCAAGGCCATCGGCCATCGCACCCTTGAATGCGGCACCCATGTCCTGCGCCGACTCAGCCGTTTTTTTGATCTGCGCCCGAAAGCGCCCGGCGGCACCGCCGGAGTCATCCATTTCATCACGGAAACTCTCAGCGGCGGCTTCTGCGGCCTGAGCGGCTTCTTCCACCCACTCAAGCCCCTCTGCGGTCATGTTCCAATGACCCGCCGCCTTTTGGGCTGCATTGCCTGCTTCGGATGCACTGGAAGCCATATCATCCAGCCCACCCGAAGCATCACTGACAGCCCCGGTGAAGCGCTCGGCCGCTCCCTGCCCCATCTGGCAGGCAGAAACCGCAGATGCACCCATCTGCTGTGCTCCAACTTCAACCGCCCCAATATTTTCTTCGAGGGTTTCAACCTTTTCACCGAGGTTCTCAACAGAGGTTTCAGCATCAGCAGTATCAAAACCGATACCGTATTGCAGGTTGCGCGCATCATCCATGTGGTTTCACCTCCCGATGCGCAAAACAAAAAGCCGGCTCTTGAAAAGAGTTCGGCTTTCATTTTGGTTTTGCTTCTTCACGCCACTGTTCTACCCACAGGCGTTTGGCCTGACGGCACTCTTGGTACTCCGCCAGATCCATTTGACGCAGTTCTGTGTAGGTCACGCCATTGCCAGACCACACCATGCACCAAAAGCCCTTGTTGACTTTGGCTTTGTGGGCAGCGTTGGCAATGTCCAGTTCAGCTGCGAAGAAACTGTTCGATGGCAGCGATCAGCTTCTCGGCGGTCTTCAGGTCTTCGTTGTCGTCAAAGTACTCCATGCCATTTGCCTTGACCTCAGCGGGAGCCACGACGCAGTTCTTAAACATGCCGTCCATGTACTTTGTGCTCTTACGCTTGCCGCTGCCGGTGTTGCCGCACTCATCGTTGAAGTCGTAGTACCACGAGGGCGAAACGCTCTGGAGGGTGAATTTCTGCTCACCAATAGTGATTTCCTTAGTCTTAGCCATATATTTTCGGTAGCCCCTTTCAGATAAACTTTTTGGACGCTCCGGCCAGTTCGTTCCGGCCATAGCTTAACGATAATTCAGAGACGGCACAAAGATACTGACCGATTCAGAACCGATCTCCTTTGCACGGGTGATGTCAGGCGGTTTGATGACGCGGCAGCGTTCCTCTGCCACATTGACCGATGCCGAATCGTTGGCATCGACGATCATCACAGAGACTTCCTTACGCTTGAGCGCAAGGCTGCGGACATACGGCAGGCTGGACGAAGTACCCATCAGCGTAACAGTGATGGTGCCGCTCTCATTTGCATTTTCGTTGTATGCCACATCGCCCTTTACGCCGACCTGCGTAGTAACCGTATCTTCGTTGCGGGCAATCGTGATCATAGAGTCCGAAGCAAAGCCGGTAATGATCTTGCCGTTCATCACCAAGTTCACCTTTTTCGGGTCATAGGATGCAACTTCGATATTACTTGCCATGACAGCTTCCTCCTTTCTTAGCCATTCAGGGTGACGCGCAGGGTACCGTTGACCTTGACGCTGTGAACAGCGCCCTCCAGCTGGGCACTCCACTTGATGTCGGGCATCTGGCGGTTGCGGGCCTGCTCATCGGTCGCATCTGCCCGCTTGGGGATCACAACCGTGTACACACCGGTGTCATCCTCCGGGTCAGTTGCGATAATGTGCAGTTCCACAGCCCGGTTGAGTGCCGCGAACACGCCGGCCGCAACCAGCGCGAAACCGTCATCCGTGTAGGCGATCTTCTTGTTGGCAATGAAAATCTCATACAGATTTTCGCGGATCTGATAGGTGATGTAATCGGCACCCAGCACGTTGTCGATGAAATTCCCATCACCGCAGATGCCGTTCTTCATATACTCGTGCTTATACTCCGCCGTCATAAAATTGACGCGGTTCTCCTCCAGCAGGTCGCGCTCACTGTCGCGGAGGTCCGCAACGCTCACGTTGTCAGGCACTTTCCACTTCCATGTGACACTCTCCGGCCAGAACGGACCGACACTTCCGACCCATGCTGCATCCACCCACTCGGCCAGATTATCAGCATAGGTCACAACGCTGCGGCCATACTCGTTGACATATTCCTTGTCATTGGTCTGGCCAAAGTAGAACTTGCGGTGATCTTCCACACCGGCACCCAGCGCTGCTTCCGTGGGTTCCGTACTTTCCGCCCACTTGCACAGGGCAGTTACGCAGACCGGGTCGGTAACGTCGGTCAGGATGAAATACCAGTCATCGTTGTGGTCGCGCAGGTCTTCGATGGCAGCAATGAGGTTTTCGGCCTTAGTGGTATCCGCCTTGCCTACGGAAACCAACACAACAGCGCCGCTCAGACCCATATCCTCGAAGCAGTCTGCATCCTTATACAGGCTGATGCTCTCCGCATAGCCAGAAACGGCCGTGCGGGTGGTGCTGGTGTAGGTCACGGTATTATCGTCCACAGCAGCGGTGAACTTCACACCATCTTCCTCAAAGGACGTTCCTGCGAACAGCTTCGCCAGCCCGGTGCAGTCCACCGGCACTTCCTCGCCGGTCGTGATCTTCACCACAGCCTTGCCGCCGATTTTGGCATAGTAGGCGGTGCTGGCTTCCAGCGTTTCGGTCGGCATATTTTCGCCGAATGCAATTTCAATGCGGGACGCAGTGCCGCCCACATTCTGAGGATTTTCGATGCCAGCCACACGCACCTTGCGGATAAGCGTGTCTGCAAGGGTGTTATCCTGATTGAACATCTTGTCCGCCATGGCCGCGACCTTTTTCCTCGGAAATGCCGCCTTGAGCTTTTCAAGGTCATTGTACGTTGCCATGTCAGCTGCGCCCTCAGTTGAGAGTAGCAGGATGTCCAGCTTTTCCGCCGCCACGGTTTTTGCATCAAGCGCGGTAAAAACCTGAATATCTTTCATCCAATTCAGTCCTTTCCTTAAATTTTGATTTTTTCGATGGACGCGGTTTCGCGCTCATCGATGCGGGTATACCGAATCTGCACATCAAAGCCGACCCGCCGGGCGGCTTCGTCCACAAGAAGCGTTGTGCGGTCCTGTGCCTGGCCCACATCAACCACCGCCACGCCCAGTGCAAGGAAATCATCCTGCCCTGCGTGCTTAAAATAGCTGATAGCCTTATCAGCGACCGCCCACGCTTCATCTTCACCGTTCACCGCAGAACCATTCTCCGCAGTGCGGTTCTGGCTGCAAAAGGTGAATGAGAATGTAGCCGATGGCATTTCCATCCGAGAGATTTTCACACCCTCGGCAACATCGGCAATCTCATAGTCACCCATGCCGCCGTCCGGGATATACGGTGCAGTTACCGTATAGATGCAGAACGGCGGCTCAGCTTCCGGCTGAACCTGATTTGACAGAATGACCGGGCATCCAATGTAATCCCACAGGCTTGAGATCAGACGGTTCCGCAGTTCCCTGAAATTCATTTCGGGTTGCTCTCCCCTTTCTTCTCAACCATGTAGCGCTTCATCGAATGCACAGGGCCGTGGGTCAGCTCCTGCTTGACCGTATAGATCTGGCCGTCAAACCCATCCCGGAACTGAGCGCCCACCTGCAGGGTATGCCCATTCGTATAGACTTTCTGAGCATTGAGCGTATAGCTTCCGCTGTCAATGTACTGCAAATCTTCATTGTTCAGCGGCATCACAACGCCCTGAAACGCAGTTTCGACCGTTGTTCCCGGCTTCCACTGTCCGCCCTGCTCCTTATCATAGCCGCCGCCCTCGGTATGCACCTCGTACATACTGTGCAGCAGGCTTCGCGGAATCTGCGGCCCTTTCCATTTTCTCATAGATCAGATACCCTCCACGCTGTACGAAATGCTGTTGTACAGCCTCCCGGTATCAAACAGGGGCTGATACTGGGTGCTGGTCAACTGCGTTGTGGCAGACTTTGGCGGTGACAGCTTCGTGTTGAAGTAGTCGTGGGTCATTTCGACCGCCCACTTCCCGATATAGTCTGCCGCCTCCTGAGCCGTCCATTTTTTCAAAATGATGCCGTCCACAGCTTCTTTGCAGATATTTTCCAGCGTGGCCTTGCCGGTGTCGAAGCTCGCTCGGATGAAACTGCGTTCCGGGATGGTCACACTGTCCACCAGCATATACATCCACTCGTAGTCCTCATTCGGGCGCGGGTCTTCTTCGCCGCCGCTCGGATGCTTTTTTGCATCATGTTTTTCCTGCTTCTTCCTGCCGGGGGCTTTCTGGGGATGCTTTCTGTCGCGTACCAAAAAGCCATAGCCGGGAGAAATGGGAATAAACCGCAGGTCATTGAATTTGCGGGGACTGCCAGCATTCTTTGCTTCCATATTTAACGGAATAGCCAGATGCTTGACATTCTTCGCACTGATCGTCGCTCCATATTCATGCACACCGGCAATCATCAGGATGTCGCTTCCCGCGTCTCCCAGAATACCCACATGAATACTCACGCCTTGCAGCGCTGTCAGTTCCCGCTTGATGCGCTCCATATCTGCGCGAAATCCATCTTTAAGGATTTTCATGTTACCACCGCTGATACTTTGAAATCACGGACTGCCATGTTTCGCTGATATTCTTATCGAAAGTCCAGCTCACATCGGAGATAGAGAACGCCGACAGCCCGGCGGCATCATTTTCAATGATAGCCCACTGCTGGGCGATCATATACCAAACAATGGCTTCCAGATCTGCCGGGAGCGTGGCCGGATGGTCTTCTGTGGCATCTTTCGGCAGAATATACCCGGCCACATACTGCACCTCCAGATATTTTCTGGGGGCAATGTAGTCATAGGCCAGCCCGCCGATGTGCCCGCGGTATATCCATCCATCTTCACGGAACAGAACCCCAATCTCGCCGGTTTCGTTGAAATCGAAGTCCGTAATGGTTTCCCCGGTGAACGTGTCCGTGATACGTTCCACACTGACAATGGGATACTGCTCCAGCGACAACTGCTGCGTTCCAGTACCACAATATCTTTGCCGGTAGGTGCTTTTCCCCAGCTTTCTTCCCAGCTGAGTTTCCAGCCACGCAGATGCCGCATTGATAAGCTGCACAAGGGTTGCGTCCCGCTGTGCATCTTCTTCATCCGGGTCGATGCCGAGCGAGGTTTTCAGGGCATCCAGAGTGGTGAGGGCATTTTCTCTCAGTGTTACGGCCAACACGACACCTCCAAATAAAAGCCCTCTGACAGGCTTTTCCCATCAGAGGGGGAATTTTACTGAGCGCCCTTTTCCGGGGCTTCCTGCGAAGCCGCAGGCGGGGTTGCGGCGGTCTTCCG